ATTCCCTACGTTATAAGGAATGTCCGCTATAACCAGTTGAGCGCGTGGTATCTGATACCCCTTGAAATTCTGGAAGTGGTCATTGATGAGCATTACTATTCCCTCTCCTATGTAAGTCCCGGCTTTAATTCCCCGTATTAGCCGGGAGCATGAAACGCTATAGTACCGCCTTCTCGTAGACTTCCATAATCCCTTCAGCGGGAATCTTGCCAGCCTTGAACATCTCCTCGATTGCCTTTGCAGCATCGGATGTGCTCAACCCTTTGGCTGAGGCGACCATCTTGACAACCTCAGCGGACAGCCGTTTGTATTTGCGGTCCTGGTCGATTTCCTTGACGGGTGCTTCTGTGAATTCACCCTCGACAATAGGTTCGTGACTTACAGGTTCATGGTTTGTCTCGGGTACAAAATCTTCCATGTCCTGGGTGAAGTAATCACTCGCATTGGTGGTAATGAGTACCATTGCAACCAGGGCGCGTTTCTGTGCCATTTTGTCGATTGTGTTTACTTGATCTGACGGGTCATGGTTGGGGACTGCGTACAACTTCCCACCAATTTCCCAGGCATCCATTTCGCCATTCTTGGTTTTCTTCTTGATCGACACGGCGGTTTTGTTTACGATTGCATCCCTGAATTGTTTCCAGTATGCAGCAGGCTTGCCGTATTTCCCGGATGTTTCAGCCTTCTCAACCGCGAACCCGAATTCTGAAATCTTACCGTCAATGAACTCCAGGGTTGATTTATCCACAGTCGCGGGAACTTCGGCTTCATTCATCCACCGATAGCGGTATTTCTTTTCCCAAGAGTTGCAGGAACCAACGCCCTCACCAACCAACTCACCATTGCGGTATCCCTGGCACTTGTATTCACGGAAGAAAAACGCTTCTCCGCCGTGATCCTTTCCGGTCCAATCATTGACTGATTCTTGAATGACAAATATTGGTCGCACACCGAAGAACGCGCTCAACTTTTCGGCACCAGGTTTTAGCAGGGTAGGCTTGTTGGTTCCTGGGATTTCTCCGAAGTCTTGACCAACCTTCAAAATCCTGGAAACAAACTCGCCAAATGCGTTATACCTTGCTAACGCCGCCCCAATGTCAGCAACCGGGACAATAAACGTGCTGTTGTTACTTACTGTTAATTCACTCATTGCGTTTTCTCCTCTAAAATAGTTATTTGTCTTGCCCATTTGTCACGGGCAATAAACCTCATTATCTTGCCGTCCTTTAGAATTAGTCCATGCCTTTCCTTTCCCTTTCCCAGTTCAATCATAAGCGCGTCAAGTTTATCTTTGTCGCCATTCAGCGCTTCCAGTAGTGTTTTAGGGATAATTCTTTTTTTGTGGCTTCTCATATTGGTAATTCCTGCGCGCCAAGTGACGCAATAGCTGCTAGTGAATCCAGGTACGCTTGCGGTAAGTCAGCCTTCTCGATCTCCGCGCCGCACCTTCGGCAAAAGTAGAATATCCCTCCGCCGTGATAGCATATCTCGCCTGACGCCGCGTCAAAGTATTCCGTTGGCTCCACGAAGTCAGCGCATATCAGGTCTACAGGGTGCTTGCATCGAATGTCAAACATGGTTAGCCTCTTTGTCATCATCCGTGCCTTCGTCATTATTCCCAATCGCATGACAAGGAACGTCACCACAAGATCGTGTTTTACCGCACATTTCACAAGGACCATAACTTCTAAATAGCATCATGTAGAAGTTGTCAACATTATTTTCCTTTGCGCATTCATCACAAACAAACATCATTCACCGTCCTCTACATTCACGCCGTTCAATTTGACATACATCATGTGGGCTTTGAGGTCAGCCTGCTTGCACAGCTCCTCGTGAGCATTCATTGTGTCAATCATGTGGTAGGTTAGCCAGTAGTCCACGTTATCTGTGTATTGTCGCCATAGTCTCTCGGCTTCTTGTTGCGCCTTGATGTATTCGACTTCCAGCGGGGCGCGGACTTTCGGCTTCAGGTCAGCCCATCCATAATCACTCGTGCCGATGCAGGTTGCCATCATTTTCTCCTCTCGTTATATTCCATCAGCCAGGAAATTCCGAGCGCAAACAGTATCAATGCGTATCCGAGCATTATGACGCCCATTATTCCCACCCTCCGTCACTACCGACAATCTCAATGTCATTGACGTCATGCACCAGGCTAACGTGCGGCTTCTTGTCCGCGTGCATCTTGTCCAGGCGGTCATACATCTCTGTGCCGGATGAAGGTATCTTGCCGATGACGGGGATCTGGGCAACCAGACGGCGGACTGCTTCAGACAATCCAACGCCCTCGACTGAAGCGTATGCCTCAAGTCTATCTTTCAATTCCTGATCCATTCTTACGATTACCGTTTCTGTTTTACCCATGTTACTCCTCTCTTGTATGCTTATATTATACACGATGTAATACAGAAAGCAATAGGCAATATTAACCAGTTTCCACTATCCCCCGCCGTGTTCTCGGAATGCTATGCGGGATGCTGCTGTGTCCACCAGGATTGATTCTAAGGCGTAAAATAAGCTTGCAAGGTCAAACGGTCTTTCGTTTTTTCTTTGGTTTATAAACGAGATCAATACAGTCGGCACAAGTGAATCTTTTAGCACCATTTATGCCAGGGTGGAAATAATGTCCACACGAATTACAGACAGCCTCTTCTCTGGCAATCCGCACGGAATACTTATACATACCTCTTTTTTTAAGGATATAAGCCCGCTTAGCGTCGAAATCATTAAACATGAAATTGTAGGCTATCTGATTACACAACTGACAACTTGCAACCAGATTGTCTTCGTCGTCACACCTGGAATATGACCACGGCACAACGTGGTCAACTTGTGTTGGGTATCCGCCACAGTAAACACATATAAGATCGCGCTCTAATATTTTGTTTTTAATGCTCTGTCGTAAATTTCTAGTAGTTATACTTCTCATGTTGCCCACTAAATACAAACAGCCGCCGATTACCATAATAGTGTTTTGTCTAGGAACACAGGGTAAAAAGCGGCTGTTTGTGCACTATTATACTGTATTCCTAGACAACTATATAGTAAATCAGTTCTACTATAAACACAACTACGTATTTAAGGCAATTTCCTTTCGCCTAATATTCAGCCAATATTCGAATTGGATGTACCAAAAAAGATACATCTGTATTGACAGTAAAGTACCGTAGATTATCATTTGGTACTAAAAAGTGGTCTAAAGTATGACATATTGGCAGTTATCCTATTTTTCCGGAATACTGGAATATAACAAAATTGTTATGTCTCACATGTGACGCACAAACGGATTAGTGTCTCACTTCTGTGTAAGTAAATAGACACAAAATGTCTATTTGCGTATACAAACACACTCATTCTGTATACATCTTGCGTATCAATGTAAACTTACTTTCAACGTTTGTTGAAATGTTACAGAATCCGTAACAAATTTACAGTATCATAACCGCGACTTCCTAATTCTCGCAACCCGTCATTTTGAAGCGAATACTGACGCGTTCCCACATTTATCATACGTAGACCAGTGTCAATCCTCACATTTATCGAAGGAAACTTTAGCTGGAAGTTTACGCCTGGGAAGGAAAAGTGTGTGACATTTGCGGTACAAAACTCCCCTCGCCCAGACGCTATGCGACTGACCAGGGGAGCTGTTTAGTTGTGACCAGTTGTTTTACGGCAGCGGTTCTCGCTCCAACCTTGACTAGAGGAGGGTACTGACCCACTGGTAGGGCTATGTTCTACGTGTGTACACACGGTTGCCAGTCACGGCGCTCATACTTTCCCAAACACACAACTATTTGGATGGTCAGGGAATCGAACCCTGTCCTGCGCAAAGGCAATCAGTCACCAGAACACCATCCCGTACAAATTCATGTGTCGAGAGTCGAACTCGATTTGCGCCTCATTCGGCAGCGCCCTCTTACGCAACCGTACTTTTATTGTACGGCGTGGTATATCCCGCTACTTGCACATGAAATGTTAAAGACCGTTACCTGCTAGTTGCTCCGAGAGGGAATCGAACGCCTCGTTCTCCGCCTAGAATGCACGGGCTTTACCACTTAGCTATCGGAGCAGTCTTGCGATCATGTGGTCAATCAGTGACCACTACCAATAGTATACAATTGCTATTTTCAAATGTCAAGTATTAAATGCCAGCAGCCGCCTTTTTAGGGTTACGGCTGCTGTTGATAAACTCACTGGCGACTTTGCGCCTGCCCGTCGGCTTGTGAGATTATACCGCTGGAACTCCCATTCGCTTATACAGTCCCCACGGAGTAGACGGGTCAAGGTCAAACGGATGCCCGCCCCTTACGATTGTCGCGCCTGTGCTGTGCTGTTCGGGTCCGCGTGTACGTTGCCCTACATAGGCCATTCTATCCTCGTCACAGCACATGCCCATTTGGATAGCCCAAAATTGATTGGATGGATCCCGCGCCCTCAAGTATCTGTGTGAATGCGCCATGAGGACATGACATAACTTTTTACTCGCGATCTGGATTGCAGCGGACTTACTCGCGCTAACAGGATGCTCAATACTATAGTCCCCCTTTTCAGTGTGCAATATTGAGTAGTAGTAAGGCGCTATCCTGTATTTCGGATTATCGCCAACGGTAAACTGTTTCAACTGGTCAGCGAACATGGGGGAATTCAATGCCGACAGTAACCGCCCGTCATGGTTGCCAATGACGTAGACAATATCCGCGAATGCGCTTGACAGGTTGGTGAGCGCGTCCTTTGCTACCCTTACCTCACCGCCAACATCATCATCATGGTTAGGCTCAAAGCCTTCGATTGTGTCAATGATTATTTGTTGGTCGCGCTTTGACAGTAGGGGTAAAACATTCATAATCTCGTTGTGCGCTTTGTCGGATATGTCCCCTTGATTCTCTGACTTCCAATTAGCCTCCCAATGACTGATGGAATTGAAATGCAACGCGTCACCTGCGATATTACACTGCGTTATACCCCATGACATAGCCAACTCAATACACCTGTTCACGAAATCCGCGTTGTGGAACGGAACTTCGAGGTCAGGTATCACCAGGCAATCGCCTGATTGTTCTAATGGTTTGTCATATTTTGGGTAGGGGGATTCCAGTATTGGTGTAAAAGCGTATGTACCTTTGTTGTCAGTGATAGCCCGGTAATGTGTCCTTGCAGCCTCACCGCCAACGCCAAATTCTTTTCCTGTTTCGTCATAAGTCAAGGTGGTATTTTCAACTAGATTTATTAACTTCGCGTTATCCTCATCGCTCCATATCTTTTTTCGTCTCAATTTCCACTCCTCACAAATATGCCCCATCGCGGGGCAATGATATAACCATAATACACTAGAATGACGACTTCTTTTTCCAGCAATCCTTACACACGGGGACTGATTCTCCCGTGCTAATTCGCTTGAATCCTATATTAAATGAGTTGAAATACTTGCCACAAATCACACACCGAATTGAGGGGATTGATAGAAATATATGTTGAATAAAGAGAAATAGACGGTTTATGTCCGCCCTGATAACATCAATAACCGTTATCTTCATTTCTTCAACAATCCCCTTACGGTCAATTGAATATCCTCTTGGTCTTGTGGTGATAAATTGACAAAACCAGACACGCGACCGAACATATCCCTATTGATGAGATAGTGCCTGTGGTCATAGAGCACGCCCTTTAATAGTTTTTGCACGTCAAGTACAGCCTGATTGTAACCTGTTTTATAGTCCACTGAATAATCGCTCATGTTTTTATTCTCCGTTGTCAGTTGAATGACTGATGTAATAATATTAGCACAAACTTTATCCAGTTTCAAGTGGCAATTTACGGCTTTACAAGTATGACTTGCCCCGTGAGTATTCCTAGAATGAGAGTAAGCACACCAGCGCCTAACACGGTTCCAACCCATGTGACAATCTTGATAAATGTCCCTACCCTTACTAGTGCAGGGGTAACGCTGTTGTTGTACTCTTTTATGTGCGCATCCAGGCATTCGTCTTGCTTTACTTGTTCTAGTTTGAATCCACCGATAACACTCAAAAAGTCTTCCCTATCCTCTTGGTATGACGCTTCCATTTCGTCAAGTTTAGCGTTGAGTTTTTCGCTATCATTAGAATACAAAATAAAGAATTCACGCATATTTTGAGGTACTTTGGGATTGCTGAAATCGCCTGTATTATTCGTCATAGAACGCTCCTGTTCAGTGTAAGGTAGGGTGCGCATCCCACAGCCGCGCCAATTTTTCGGTATCCGTTACGACACCGCTAAAACTATATGTTGCCACGTTGTAAATCTTTGTCGCGGGGTCGCCGTACACGTCCTCGAATTTCATACGGCTACCGTCTCGCGGGTCATTGATGATATAGGAACTCCCCGATTTGCCCACAACTAATACCCAATGTTGCTCAACCTCTGATGTTGCAGGGTCGAAGTCCACATGCACCAGCACAGGCATTTTCCTTGCCAGTGATTCGTCAATGATGTCCAGTCGCGCGCCTGTGTATTTTCCGTTGAATGTCAATCCTGGGAGTAACTTCTCTATTGACTTCCACACAAACAGATTGCCGTAGTATCCCTCGTTGGCATTCAACCATGCAACCAATGTTGCGGTGTCAATTTTCAAGCCCAGATAATTCAGCATCATTTCGATGTCAACGGTCAAGCAGCCATCGTAGCCAATTTTGGTATTCCCGAAAGTAATATCTTTCCGGCTTATGTCAACCTGTGACAACGGCGTGATGTTCAGTACGTTGGTCATGTCGATTATTTCATCCTCAGCCGTGATACCAGGCTTCAGCAGCGCATTGAGATTCTTGACCTTGTTCAAGTCGATGAAGTCATTATTGATCGCGTTCCCGTATAATGCGCCATTACCTTTTGAGGTATATTGCCACATTGCATAATCTGACCATGCCGCGCGTTCTTTTGAGGAATAAATAAGGGGGTCAGGAACATCGCCATATCTTGCAATCCACAGCGGGCAATCTAGGAAGTTGCGGAATATGTATTTTCCTAGCCAGTCCTTTTGCTTTGCCAGTCCTAAATTCAGGTACATAACGGGGTCATGTCCACATTCAAGCCTGTATTGGTTTACCCACGCAAGACCTTCACGCATTGCCGTTCCCAGAATGCTATAAATATTTGTCCAGCCATTTGTAAAGTTATCCTCAATGTCTAACACGCCACGCATGTTCCCGAAGTCGCCAACCCTATCCAGAAAATATTTACATTGATCCGCGCCACTTCTACCCTGATAATCGAAGTAGTGGTATGAGCCTTTATATTTTAAGTTGCATGACGCGGAGTTTGCGGGGAACTTAAAATCCTCATAGTTGCCATAATTCCCGCTTCCAGTCGCTTTTAGGTATGCGCCCTCAACGCCCTGCGCCTGCGCCTTCGACCAATCAAATATCCCGTTCCATTTTGACACATCAATAAAAATCATCCCAACCTCCACCAACAAGCAAATCCACCATAAGCGCCTGAACATGTCATTAGTTGCTCCTAAATCTCAAACGAGAAATCCATTGAAGCGTCCGCAATAACCGTGTTGTCTGCAATTGAAGCGCCAGTAGACACCAAATTTCCAGTAGCCGCAACATACGAGACCGTCCCAAAGTCAACACCTGCCCTCGAATATATGCCTATAACGGTCACGCCAGAATAATTAGCTGCTAGAATAGGCCCGAATTGTGTGGCGGCGATAACAAACAAGTTAGTGTCCGTTCCTGCTTTTGTTCCGCTTGCACTAATTCTTCCGTGTAAACGTCTTCCCACGATGGTTATAAACGCCTTGACCACAGTTGCTTGCCCACCAGACCCATTATCAAAATTAGCAACCGCCATAGAGGGGACAACGCTGAAGTATTGAGGGAATCCAACTGGACTGACAGCCTTGCTGTAATAACAACTTGAGAATGTGTGATTGGTTAGCGCATTCCCTGCAACCGTCAACAAGGTATCCGCAACCGTGACAATAGAAGCGTATAGAACCACGCTGTTCGCGGTCAGTTTTATCTTGTCGCCAACGGAGTAAATAGCAGCCGCTCCAGACGGTACGGTTATCGTTGTGGCGGAGGCGTATGTCCATGTGTCTGCAACAGGAACCCAACCGCCCGCCAATATCAAAGCCTGTGTCTCTGCCAGCGTTTTCTTCTGCCACACTGAGCCGTTGCCAACGATGAAATCATTTGCCGCTGTCGTTGCCACATTTGGGATAGTCGCGGCGAGGGTGTGCTCCGCGTTCCAGTCTGATGGCATAATGTCATAGTTGGGGTCGTCCGCTATGATTGATACTTTTGTGTGTGTTATTCCTGCCATTGTTTACCTCTTAATAAAATAGCCCGCTCTCGGATTGAGAACGGGCGTGTATACGGCGGTTCGTTTTAGGTTGTCGGGCGCTTTCGCGGCGGACTGTGTCTTGTGATTATCTCAAATAGGTTTCACCCACACCAACGGGGTTTCCGGCTGGCACCCCAACCGCCCCTGAGCAAGGGTCAACGATGGTATTCCCTGCGGCCAGTGCCGCGCCGTCAAACGCCTGCAGCCCCTTCGCTCCTACCAGGAATGGGCAGAATACTAAGCCATTGCGGATATTGTCGCGTCCGCGTGCGGAGTAAATTTGCGCATCCTCATCAGCGGTCAATATACGGTTATAAATTCTCGCATCAGAAACTTTACCGTCAATCGTATTTACTGCAACGCCCGGATAGCCAATAACCAGGTCGTTGTCAGTTCCAGATAAATATGTCCCGACTGGCGTAATAACTTCGGTTACTGATACCGATACTCCATTGACGTAAATTATCGGGTCGTTGGTTACACTAGAATTATTGTAAGTAATTCCAATTTTGTACGTGGTTCCTGCAGAGAATGTTGACCCCGCTATTTTCCACGACCCAATGGTTGATGTAGACCAACCAGTTACAAACTGCAAGTCACCGGATGCTATGCTATTGAAATCAACATAGAAAACCTCATCAGAAGCGCCGGCAGGGTATAGGTTTATTGTCCTACCATCTGCAAGTGTATCCTGATTTATCCAAAACGAAATTGACTTATTAGCTAAATTTTGAACGCCAGGAACCGCGCCAAAGTTTATCCCTTGCGTATTCGTGTTGGTCAAATCAATCGCCATAGTTTCCGCCTTCTGTGTGCCGAGAATCAATCCAACCACCAGCACCGCAATGATTAGCCACATTACTATTTCTTTTTTCATCGTATATCTCCTCGCCAGTTGAATGACTGGCAATTAGATTATACAACTTTCTTTCCCTTAATTCAATCATTTAGTTTTATGTTCAACTCATATTTTTTGATTATCGCTTTGATAATCATTATGAGTGCCCTCACTACTATGCTTGCTAAATCCTTGTCGCTCATGCGCTAACCTGAATGTTTATCAAGTTCATGTTGAAATCGCCAGCCGCGTCATCCGCGCTCACGTCCCGGAATACGGTCATGCAAACCCAATCACCAACCGCTACACTGTCGCCATTTGTCAAAGTTACGGTGTCGTCAAACTGTGTCCCTGCTGCATCCGGTACGGTCTTTATTGCAGTGTTCACAGTATCAAATACCTTAGCCGTCACGCCAGTATCCCCAGGACTTACCGCTGCGAGTTGTACCGCGATGCACACTGTTTTACTGGTATTAGCGCCCGCCATATACCCGGCATAATGTAAATACAACGTGGTCGAGGGTGCCCTGAATATCCACATCCTGCCTTCGTCCGTTGATGCGTCAAAAGATAATATCGGTATGATAGGCTTCGTTGTCCCTGCCCCGCTTGATTCCACCACTGATAACGGTGCTGCCTGTAACCCTGACAATGGCGGGAGAGACGACAATATGTTCACGTCATTACCGCTTCCAAGTGCCAGCACGTCCGCTGCTAATATGTCTTGCCCTGTTTGTATTGTCATCGTTTACCTCAAAAGTAGTTCCCAATCAAATGTTAAATCGTTTCCGCCTGCGCTGTTATCTTCAGACTGTGTAAAGTGAGAGAACAACGTGCCTGAATTAGCCGTACCAGTAGCGCCATTACCAAATATGCCGCCCTCTTTGATGTTGAATGTGGATTGCGCTGCGGTGTAAAATACACTCACAACCACACTCACACTTGACCTGGTAATGGATGTAAATACTTTACGTGCCGCCTCAGTCCCCAACTGCGTATCACCTGCGGCCGGAGCGGTTGTACTGGTGCCAATAGCGTGATAGTTCAATCCCGTTACACTCTCACCAACAAGGAAGTCCGCTACCAGTACCTTCCCGGCGGTTACAACCAGGTTATCGACAATATTCTCATGCACACAGAAGCCCGCGTGTTTTGCGAATTGCACCGCGTCCTGTAGCGTCATTCCGGAATCCATCAGATAGGGGATCACTCCCTTACGGAATGCCCTCACAGTAGAACGCCCTTTGAATTTCAAGTTATCCATATCTAGCCCCATTTCGCAAAGCCCCATTTACAGCCGTCATCCCACTTGTAACTTCCTGTGTGGGTTGTCACGCCCCCAACTGTTTCAAATAATTCCAACTCTTCAGCGTCCGTTATGAGGACATCCGTTACTTCATCCTCACGGTACGGTATGGTCGGCGTTGATGCTCGTTTCAATGCTAGCAGCACATCCACCAAATCAGGGTTATAGTTCCCTGCTTCTACTGACACTTCCACCGCCCCCGCTATTCCTATGTCGGTATTCACTTTTTGGATCAAATAGGATGTGTCAATGACCATCGCGTCATTTTTCATCCCCACTGTCATACCAGCGCGGAGCCGTCTCTTTTGGCAGTACCATGAGTAGTATTGTTTTCCTAGCGCGGATTCGATCAATAACTGGTTACCCTTCAACCTGGCAACTGTTTTATCAACAATAGAGCTATCTGTGTAAACGTAGTAAATCTCGCGCCCGTAAAGGTCGATGGATGCTTGATTCCTTGCCCGCGTTCTCAATGGTATTTCATACTGCCCGGTCAACTTCACGGCGTTTGGTAATGATGGCCACACGGCGGTTTGCTCAATCACAGCTTCCTGGAAGTAATAGAGCACGTCATCAGCACCCGCGAGTTCAGCGATGTACCCAACTTTCACGGTCATTGGAGTCCAAACAGGTGTACCTTCAGTCCCGTCATTTCGCCATATTTGTACCGCTGTCTGTCCTGTCGGAGCCTGGTATTTGAAAGGTAGCGAGATTCGATTATGCTGTCCTGTACCCGGTAGATATATCGTTTCATCAGCGGAGCGGTAATTACCACCAACGACTTCAACCACGTTGAATGTACCGGACCCGTCGTCTGTCTTTACCAGTCCATAATAAGGGAATGTGGTTAGCAGATCCGGTGTGTCTGAAAAACTATATGGCGCGGCGGTATCCTCTGATTTGAAATAGTGTAATTTCTTGTCATAATCCACATACCAATCAGCACCTGTCAGTCCACAAATGAAATCAAGCGCGTCTTTCAATGTCTTACGGCTGAATTGAACACTGGTTAGGGTAGATAGTTCATCAACATACGTTGTCGCGTCAATCTCTGAAAGGTAATCTGTGAACAGGTCATTGATGATATAAGCGTCTGTTTTACTGGTGTATTTGGTCGCTTGCACAACCACTGTTTCAAGAAGTTTGGAGTAATCGACACATGAGATTGAGTAATCCAGGTCATACGTCAAGGCGGATTCCGTTGGCTCTATTTTGGTGATCAACCCCGCAAATATCCGTACGGCGTTGTCGGTGATAATGACCTCTTGCCAGTTCTGAATTGTTACCGTGTTCGGGACGTTGAATAGTTTTATCTCGCAGGTGTCATATTGCCTTGTCAGGATGCTTTGAATGTTTACCATGGCTGTTTCCAAATCAAGGTAACTTTTCATCTCAACCGCGTTTATCGTAAGACTTAGGAATACAAGGTCATTCGGATAAACGTAAGGCGACTCTTCGGTCTGAAAAGCCGTTGGTTGAAATGCATCAGCCTGAAATGGAAGAGACGCGGTCATGCTTGTGGCAAGCCCCCTTGTTGCTTGATCTTCTCGCCTACAAGTTTGACAAACTGCTCGGGACTATTGATACCGCTCACGTTGAAAACATAGGTGCTGTTACCACCCCCGCCGCCTTTGTCAGAAGCACCCACGCGGGAGGATGGTGTCACGCTCCAGCGTTCGCCAGAGGATAATCCCATCATGTAGTTGTCATGGTTGTAACCCTGGGGGACAATACCGGAACCGCCAGCAGCGGTAAGGTTATCTGCTTGATCGCCAGGTTTGCTAAAATTGGGGATTGGTGCGCCGCTAAAATCAATCTTGATGGTTTTGGCGTTTGGAATATTATTAATAGAGGTTGTAAGTATTCCTGCCTGTGTGATTACGCGGTTCAATTCCTCAACGGCGGTTTCTGAATAAATCCCCATGTCGACGCCCTTTTGTATCAGGAACTCCGCTTCTTGCTGGGTCAACCCGTCCGCTGCTAATATTTGGGCTGCATAACTTAAAATGATACGGTTGGTTGCTAGTTCATGCGCAGCGGCGTTCTCTCCCGCTTTTACCGCGTTCGCGTCAAGTTTCGCGTCAATGTCACGTATCTGTTGGCTTTCCTCTGAATATCCTACCTTTTTTAGCCGCGCCCGTTCTTCCATGAGGGTAATTAATTCGGCGTTGTTTGTTTCTACGTTAGAGGTATATTCATTTTCAATCGTTGTGAGAGATGCCGTCATACTAATCATGTCAGCACCAGCAAGCGTCACTAATTCAATGTCGGTTGCTAATTCTCTATTCGCAAAAGCGGCTCCCTTTGCGGAATCCTCCGCTTTCATCAACCCTTCTGCATAACCCGTTACCAACGGAGTACCGCGCAATATTCGATTGACAAAATCAGCAGCGCTTCTTGAGGCTGTCTTGTCAGCCTCTGACAAGTCGGTTGTCAGTTGGATTAACGCGGTCAGCCTTTCAGTGAGTCCAGGCGCGACCCTTAAAACAAACGCTTGCCAGGTATCATTGAGATTATCTTGCGCCATTTCAAGGTTACGCGCTTGTTGTAATTGTTCATCCCCTAATATCAGGTATTCATTGATTGCGCTTGACTGGTCTCGAATTGCGTCCCCGCCTTGTCTTAATATCTCAGCATAATCAGCGCCCTCGCGCCCTAGATTCTTAGTGAGGTATAACTGTCTTTCCGTGCCTGAATTAAGCGCCAGGTATTCGTCGGACATTTTAGCAAGCATTTCTATATTCAATGACTTGCCTTGTATTGCCAGTGTCTTTTGTACCATTGTCAGCTTTTCGGATGATATTTTGTAATCATCTGTTAACTGAATGACGCGGCTCATTTCCTCCGAACTCTCGCCTGTAATATCCCTCAGCGTTCTTACCTGGTCGGCATATTTGACAAAGGTTACAATGGTCGCCTGATATATGTCATTCGCTGCCCGCCATACCTTACTTCCAACTTCAATGGCAGAATTAAGCTCAGTAAACCGCATGGAGGCGCTTTTAGTGGCCTGTCCGGTCTTATCATTCGCTTCAATGTCATAAATTACTTTACGATTTCCCATCTCTCAACTCTTTTATGCTGCGCCATATCGCAGCGTAATCCGGGTAGTTTTTCCTGAATTCGGAATCCGTTTTCCCGCCAACCAGCACGCAGTCAACTCTTGCTTTTACAGCCTCGTACACATTCAAGCAGGCGGTCATTTTTCGCAGTAATCCGGCTTCCATGTCCATTATCGGGAATGTCAGTCCGAAGTTTCTCCACTGCCAGGCTAGTTTCAATTCCCTCGGTGCTTCCTTGCGTTCGGTTTTCTTGCGTTCGCTCTCGGCAAACTCCGCCGCCGCAAGGATCAGGCGTTTGGGATTACACTCGCCTCTTGGTATTCCTTGACAAGCTGCTCACCGATTAACGCAACAATACGGGGATCGAGCGCGGCAATCTGGTCATCGTTGTACATGGGTTTTTTCACCCATCCTATTTTGATTGCCGCTCTCAAATACTTCCCGTAAATTGTCTTTACCCCTCTACCCTCTGCTTCATCTTTTGCTAAACACGCTTCAAACTTTTCAAGCATCCCCTGGGTAATGGTATCAACCAGTTCAAACTCAACCTGCAAGGTCTTGTTTTCTAATTTCATAAGCCGCCTAAAGTAGCGTAGAAAGTTCATTGACAACCAGTATCCGAGGATTCAAGGCTGCGGTTGCGTTGTATTTACAGCGGAATGTACCGCGTACAATGTCGCCGCCTTCCACATCCTCTAATCCATCAAAGGATTCCCACTTTCCGGGCATATCAACAATGACTGTCTTTTTGGAGTAGGTTGTGCCTGGAGTTGTCACACTTGCGCCATTCAAGGTCAAGCGCATTTTCCTTGCTGTCTGTGCTCTCCAGTATCCAATCTCAGCCTGTGCTACTGTGTCATAGGGTAAGCCAACGGTGAACACCATTTCAGGACCACCGCGAAGCAACGCTGAATCGTAGTTCTTGCTGTTATTTGCTCCGTAGCGTTTCTTAATTCCGGTATTGTATTTCAGGTTGAAATCAGTAAACACACCCGCAGTCGTGGCTCCCAAAGTACCTCCAACCGCGTCAATAGCCAGTTGTGCTTCTGGGAACATGAATTCGCCAACGCTCGGGATTGCTAAACTTGCGGTGAATGAATCGGCTATCCACTGTCGTACCTCGAAGTTAGCGGACATCATTATTGCGTCCGAATCAGATCCTCCGCTGCCTGAAATCTCGAAATCTTTACAGTAGCCATAAGCACCCTTTTCAGCGAGGGAGTTGTCACCGCCCCGGAAGGTGTAAGTTTGCCTGACTATTTCGATGGTGACAACAGGGGTTGCGGCGCCATCTGTGAGTGTTTCAGCTACAACCACTTCGCCAGCCACTCCGCCAGTTGTTACCAGATGATAGCCGTTATTCCCGGCAGCCACAGCACCAGCAACCTTGATAAGATCGCCAGTTTTGATGAATGCCAGTCCGTTACCGGAATCGGTTATCTTTTTGGTCGATGCGACAAACGCGATAGTTGCGGCGGATATGACCATTGTCGCCGAGGTCATAGGCACGATGTAGTCATACAGGTAATCGCTACCCGCGCCGTCTACTGTGCCAGTCTCAACCGCCCGGATCGCGCTTCGAAGTATCCAGGGTAATTGTTCAGCGGTCAGTGGTGTTTGTGCCAGCGACAAACTTCCCAGGTTGTAGGGTAGTTTTGTCCTGTCATAACCCACAAGGTTTTGTACTTGCTCGGGTACGAACTGGATCGGTGTTTCATCCTTGTAAGTGGCTTCGCCTCTCCAGGGGGCGGTACATGCAACCGCCGTACCGGACGCGCCGCCATTTGTTAGCTCTGCACCAATTTGTAAAAGCCGTAAGTCCTTTATGCCTTCCATTTATGCCTCTTTCTCAACGATCACGCGTTGATGTTTT